GTAGTAGTATTAGTATTTAATGGTAGTTCTTATAGTGTTCTTTCCTTTCTGTACTTCTGTCCGGTGGTTTCCTATAGGGTGGTAGTAGTACCCCTCTCTAGGGGGTAGGCTCTCTAGGGTGCTTGGTATATGGGGGTCTATATAGGGACACGAGGACAGTTTGGACAGAATGATTTTTACAAAGGAGGCGGTAGGATGGCATTTAGTTTGACAGAAGCGGCAAGAGAGATCGAGCATCTACAAGCGTTGCTCGCAGAGCAAACGAGCGAAATCAAGTCGCTGCAATCGCAACTTGCGAAGACGGCGAAAGACCGGACGCGTTACCGCGACCGAAGCGAAGAGTTACGAGCGGAACTGGCGAAGTACGTCAGGGCCGACAATCCAGTTTTACGAGGGAGGAAGAAATGAGCGAAACGAAATTTAAGGTTGGCGACATCGTCAGGCGAAAGCAAGACCACACGATTTTTGCAGGATGGATCGGAGAAGTGGTTAAGGTTAATGACGACGAGATTAGCGTTAAGTACAAACGCCACACTTGGTCAAGCTGGTCAAAGGCGAAAAATTATGAATTGGTCGAAAGGAAGTCGGAGTATTTTTGCTTTGAATCGAAAGCCGAACCTGCTCCGGCCGTCAGCGAACCAAAAGCACCGCAACCAGAGTTTAAGGTTGGGGATCGGGTGCGGGTGGTTGCCGTTGAAAGTGCTATGCACAAAATGACCGGGTATGTGAAGCGATACGACAAAGACTTATCGCTACCGTACCATGTCGAGTCTGAGTGCATGAACTGGGATAATCGGTTTAGAGCCGATGAACTTGAGCCTGCCCCAACCGTCAAGGAATGCTTGACAGTTGACAACGTAAACCATCCACCGCACTACAACCAAGGTGGCATCGAATGCATTGAGGCAATCAAGGCGGCGTTAGGCGATGGCTTCGCAGCGTACCTTCGCGGTAACGTGATAAAGTATCTTTGGCGATGCGAGCATAAAGGCGGCGTTGAGGACTTGAAGAAAGCGGCGTTTTATTTGGATCGAGCAATTAAGGAGATGGAGGTGAGCGGTGAGTAAAAACATAATCTTAGGCATTGACCCAGGGCCAAAGGAGCATGCGTTTGTGTGGTGGGACTGCGAAGAGCATCAGGTGGTTGGACTTCACACGTTTAAAAGTTTTATTCACTTGACCGCACGGGAAAAAGAGAACATTCTGTGCAAGGTTCACACCGTCGCGTGTGAGTGGATCGAGTCCTACGGAATGGCTGTCGGGCAGGAAGTGTTTCGCACGGTCGCCGGTATCGGTTGGCTAGCCGGCACGATTGGCACCGAAGTCAGGCTAGTGCCTCGAAAGTCGGTCAAGATGCACTTGTGTCAGTCGATGCGTGCAAAAGACGCGAACATACGCCAAGCGTTGATTGACCGCTGTGGAGTGGTAGGCACGAAGAAAGCACCAGGGCCGTTGTTTGGCGTCAGTAGCCACTACTGGGCGGCGTTAGCCGTTGCAGTCTACGCGGCGGAGACTCCGGCGAAGGATGGAGAGTTTTGGATCGAGGATTTGCGAAAGCGGAGCATCATCTAAGCAAAGTTTGCAATCGCCTTGACACTTGCTACAATGCAGGGAACCAAGGGAGGGTAACATGCAAGACTTGCTAAAGTCGAAACGGTTTTGGGCAGCGGCTGCGGTCGTTGCTGTTGTCGTGCTAAAGGATCGAGTACCATTGACGGAAGATCAAATCCATCAGCTTGTGCTAGCTGTTGGAGCGTGGATTGTCGGCGATTCGATCCGACCTTTGCCTAAGCCTGACGAGGTGGCAAAGTGAGTTTATTTAAGCGATGCGAAACGGCATGGCGTCCAGACGACGCAATTAAGATTTACAACGAGACTGGCGGAGATCGTCAAGCGTTTCGTAGGGCGTATCGCCAGCATGCCAAGACTGCTTACGGACTCGATCCGGTGACGATCATTATGCTGGTTCAGATGGCTATCAGGTTGTATTTTTGGGCGAAGGAAAACGGATTTCTTAGTGCGATCCCGCAAGCCCAATACGGCAATGCACCATCAGCGGCTCAACTCTACGCAGAAGCAGAGATTGAGGCGGAAGCGAGCGACGATGAGTAAGCCGGAAGCGAGTTGGCTACCGTGGATCATCGCAGCGGGTGCAATCTACTTTGCATTCCAGCGACCCGCTAACGTCGACCCAAAGCCCGTCGATGTTAAAGGCGTTGTAGCATCGACGCTTCCCAACATTCGAGCGGCATATCGAGCGGCGTTTCTTGAGGCGGCCAGCAAGATCGAGAGGCAAGAAATCGTCAATCAAGAGCAATGGACGCAGTTTATAGCGGCGAATGCGGGTGCGAAGTTTCGAGAGGGCATGGATAAAGTGTATTCCGCGATTGACGAAATGAAACTTCCGGTTGAGTTCACCGGACGCGAAAAGGAGATTGCAGACCTCAACAGGAGGATTGCTGAATCGTGGTAAGTTTGCTTAGTGACATCGCGGATTACGTCGAAGAGTGGCTATTCGTCAACGATGGATTCGTCAAGATTTTAACGCTAGGCGTTTTGGTTTTGGCTGCTTACGGTGCTGGATTTGTGCAAGGCCGCAAAGTTGCCGAGCGGGAAGCATTGCAGCAACTAGCGAAACTCATGCTTGAAGAAAAGGCGGCGAAGTAATGCTCGACCTAAAAATTGATGGCGATCCAGAAACAAAACAAGCCCACCGATTGACGCTTGATTATTTGGGATCAGAAGGTATTGAAGATGACGACCTGCAATTCCTTACTAAACTTGCCAACGGCCTGATGCGAGGTGCAACAATCGTTATCGATCCAGGATTGGCTACAGAGTTCGTTTACGAGGCTGGAGAACCAGTTGAAGAGCAGTCAAACGAGGCCGGCGAATGAGCGAATTTTTCACCGGCTACGACCCAGCGCTAGAACGACGCGACGAGTTGCAAAGCAATTCGGTGTCAATGCCGTTTACACTTCGTGACTTCGCAGCACCGGAAGAAATCGACCCTCGACGACTGATGAGGCACGACAAGCAGGGCAACATGGGAAGCTGCCAAGGTTTTTCGCTTACCAATTGCGGCGAATATCTGTTAGCTTTGGGGCACGGAGCGGTTAGCGATAAAAGACAGTTTTCGCAGTTGTTCGCCTATCTTGAGTCGCAGCGAATCGACGGTTTACTAGGACGCGATCAAGGGTCTACGATCAGCGGCGGCTTGCGAGTTGCAAAGGAGATCGGCTATCTACTCGAATCAGCCTTGCCGTATCGCACGCCGTATCCATCGAACGCTAGGAGCCTGATTACAGACCAGATGCGACTTGAGGCGGCACCTTATCGCATCCGTTCGCATACGTGGTTGGAGAGTTACAATGACATCTACAAGTACCTTGCGAGTGGGTCAGGTGCGGTGCATACGGGGACTACGTGGAACGATAGTTTCTACGCATCCAACGGCGTCTTAGAATCGATCAGTCTTCGCGGTGGAGGCGGTCACGCAACGGCGTGGCTAGGCTACTCCAAACGCAAAGACAGTCGCGGCCGTAATTACATCTGGCGGCTTAACAGCCATAATGATTCGTGGACTGAGATTGCACCTTCGGTAATCGACGCGTTGTGTCGGCATCAATACACGTCGATTGTCGGCATTAGTGACTTAAGCCTACCGGGGCCGCGTAGCGTAGCGTGGTTGCAGTCGAGGCCGTTAGGATGAATAAGCAAGGAGGTTTGATTATGGTGCTACTGTTTTTTGCGTTGTTGTTTTGGGCGCAGACTCCGCCTGCGAGCGATCCTACGCAATGCGACACTGCGCCGACTTCGAGTGAGTTAATAAGCGAACTTCAGCAAGCGGCAAAGACGCTGATTGAGCCTGAAATTGCAATTGATCCGGCCCCCTCACCAAGCGACAAGCCCAAGGTTGCAAAGCGTGAAATTGTCATCTTCTCGGCCGATTGGTGCGAGCCTTGCCAACGGTGGAAGCGGTGCGAACAAGCGAAGTTTGAGCAAGCCGGTTATGCTTTCGCTTACGGCAATCCGGATGACGTTAAGCGGTTGCCTCACTTTATTGTCACCGATGGCGATAAGAGCGTAGAGATTAGCGGCTATATGACCCTTGAACGACTTGCAGCGGAGTTGTCGAAATGACCCAAGAAAGCCTCATTTACATCATCGGATCAGGCATCGTCGGCGTGCAGTCTACAGCGATAGCCATCCTGTTTCGCTTCTTCGTCGAGGAAAAGAAAACAACGCGGGCAGACCTCCAAGAATGCCGAAGCGACCGCGAAAGACTTTGGGCTAAAATCGAAACGCTCCAGACGGAAATCGGAAAATTACTGAGGGGTGCATAGCATGCGAGTAAGCGACCTGATTGAGCAATTGGACGATTGGCAGACTAAGTCAATCGATGAAGTGTGGGCGGAGTTGAACGCCAATACAAAGCAGTTTGTGAGCGATCAGTGGTGGAGTTTGCTTGGCATCGCCCAGGTAATCGGGGAGGCAAACGTATCGCCATTCATCGCCTATCTAAAGTCGATCAACCTCGAATGGGTCGCAACACAAGCAGCGGGACGCGGGATTCCGATTGGTGACGTGACCATAAATACGATTTTGCGAAACCTTGGAAGCACCGACGCATGGCTAATTGCTGAGGCCGGTCGTCGAATGGTAAGCCTACTTCAGTTTTACGACCTCGCTCCAGATAAAGACCTTGTTGCAACCGTCTTGAGCGGTATGCAACTTGGAGCGATCAAGCGTGAGAAAAAGGTAATTGCATCGAGTCGCTACAATGCGTATTGTGCCGCGATGGAAGCGTGGGACGGAAGCCCTGATACGGAGCCTACCCTGTGACAATTGCCCTACAAGGAAGCGACACAGCAAACGCGACAACAATAACAATGCCAAGTCACGCAGCAGGTGACCTGTTGTTGTTTTTTGCATACCGCGACAATTCCGCGACAGTGCCAACAATTCCTAGCGGATGGATAACGCGAGTTAGTTTGTCGCAGTCGCTAGGTTCGCTGGCGATTGCGTACAAGCACGCACAAAGCAACGCAGAGACTAGCGGCACATGGACAAACGCAACGCAAATCTTTGCGTCAGTTTGGCGAGGCGATCCGAATACGCTGATTTTCCCCAACTACCTTAGCACTAACAACGCAAACAGTACGACGATCAACTACACGGCGCAAACGGCTAATACATTTCAAACGGGCGCGAGCGATCAAGCTCTTGTTGGCTGGGTTGCAAATCGAAACTCGGCGAATACGTTATCGAGTCCGAGCGGTATGACATTGGCACAATCCGCGACGGATGGTTCGGCATGGCAAACGAGGCTTGACTATCAACTAAGCCGGACGACCATCTGGCCGTCAACTAACGTGACAGTCACCAACTCGGCGGCATGGCGGACCTTTGTTTTGTCACTTGTCGAATCGGCGGTGTACGGCGTAAGTGGTGGCGGTGGCGGATTGATGCTACCAAACGCATTTAGCGGAGGATACGACGGATAATGAGCAAGCGAAAAACTGGCGGATCAACGAGCGTATCACTACCCATCTTTGTCAGAGACACAACAAGCACAACCGGCGCAGGTCTTGCGGGTGTAACTCACGCATCAAGCGGTCTTGTGTTTGAGTACAGAAGGGCTGGTCAATCGTCTTGGACTTCGGTGACTCCAGTAAGCAAGACTCTCGGCACATATACCAGCGGCGGCATAGTCGCGGATGGTTCGCTGGATGGAGCCTACGAGATTGATCCGCCAAACGCGGCGGTTGCGTCTGGCGTTCCGTTTGTGGTTATCAGGATTCGTGGCGTTGCTAACATGCTCCCGGTGCTTATCGAGTACGAAATCGATGCGGTCAACTACCAAGACGCAACGGCGTTCGGATTGTCGAAGTTTGCTGACATCGAAACAGATACGCAGAATATTCAGAGTCGATTGCCAGCAGCATTGAGCGGCGGCAGAATAGATTCTTCGGTTGGTGCATATCAAAGCGGGTTGGTGCCTAGTAACTTCTCGACGTTGAGCATCGACGGAAGCGGTCGAGTGTTGCTACAGCCTACGCAGACTGGCGTTACGATACCAAACGTCACGACGGTGGACGTTGTCAGCGAACTTGGTTCGGATGCACTTAATGCAAACGATCTTATTACCGATATCGGCGTTGTTGTTTGGCAGCAACTCACGACTGCAACTTGGCCCACCGATTCCTTCGGCAAGCAAGTGCTTATAGGATCGTCAACGCAACGCACAGTTGCGGTCACTGGCAGCCATCACGTTGCAGCGGACGTTCACGAATTCCAGCCGGGAGTTATTACTGAAGCGGACTTCGCGACGGGCGCGTTGTCGGCTAGGGTTCTTGCGGCTGACGCGGCAGCAGAGATAGCAACGGCAGTCGGTACGTTGCAGGTGCTTACGCGGCTAGACTCGATGATTGAGTCTGATGGAGCCGGGCAATTTAGGTTTGACGTTATTGCTCTTGAAAATGCTCCGAGCGGTGGCGGTGGCGGTGGAACTGACTGGACATCGAGCGAACGGTCGGCTATTCGGTCAATCCTTGGGTTCAATTCGAGTGGATCGTTCTCCTCTT